AAATACGGAGGTAACGAAGAAGATACAGAATGTGCTTGGTCTGGTATTATAGCGAATAAGTTTGTTCAGAATTTACCAGAGTTTGGTAAAATAGTTTCTTGGCAAAACGAACTTCAAATACCAGGAACAAAGTATGGTCTAGAGTATGACATAATAGGTAAAACTGACTTTGAATTTGAAAATGTAATTGTAGATACAAAAGCTACAGCATACATAAAAAGATTAAAAGCAGGTCATGTAGATCCTAAATGGTATCCTAAAGCTGCTGATTTAAGACAGCAGTTTCTTTATAAAGAACTTTTCAAGAAAGAAACAATGTTGTTATATTGCTCACCGAAAGATGTTTATACAACAGATCTTGAAGGGCGAAGTGGTTATTTAGAAGAACTACTAAATGGCTTTAGAACAATAGAACATGTACTTAAGATAGCGAAAACTAAAGAAGATATTGTTAGAATGTATCCTTTGACACTCGACAATTTCAGATGGAAAGGTTCACCTGATGCTGCTGATTTTGCAAAAGATATATGGTCAAAGGCTTTCAAATAGGCTATAAAAAATTATGCAACGAGTAGGAAGTATTATTAAACAAATAAATAGGAGAAACAATATGGATGTAGAACAATTCGAATGCTCTCATAAAATGTCTTTCGCATCAAAAGAAGGTAATGGTAAATATAGTATTTACGTTACCAAAGATGATGGAACTGATATGACAATTTATGGTGAAGCAATAGGTGCTGAAGGCTGGGGAAAAGGTGCAAGATTAAAAATTATGGCACAACCAGCTAGACAAAGTAAAAATGGTAAGTGGTATCAAACTGCTAAGTCTGTTGAATTATTAGGTGGTGAAGTAAATACTTCAGTTCCTGTACCAGCAGCTAGTTCTGTTAACCCAATGACTCAAGATAAAGATGCTCAATGGAAAGAAAAGTATAGATTAACAATGAGTAATCTTATGTCATCTGCACTTGCAAATAGTAGTGGTGCAACAGGTATTGATTTTGATGCAATTGATAAAATTGTCAGAAAAATACTTAGTGCTAAACTTGACGAAATGGATGATGACTTACCAAAGGATCCTCCATTTTAATCGATTTCTTGTGCACTCCCTATGAATCAAAATGCACAGGGTGACTAGGTAGGTGCATAGACCTGCCTAGTTATAACTTAAGGAATATAAAATGCTAAATAAAGAAAAAAAGAAAGAGTACCAAAGAAAATATAATTTAAATAATAAAGAAAAAATAAGAGTATACGATAAACAATATTATTTAGATAACATAGGAAAGATAAGAGAACATAATAAACAATATCGTTTAGATAATAAAGAAAAGGTATTAGAACTCGGTAAACAATATCGTTTAAATAATAAAGAAAAGATAATAAAATACTATACGCAATATTATTTAGATAATAAAGAAAAGATAAAGGAACGTAGTAGACAATATCGTTTAAATAATAAAGAGAAGATAAAAGAATACGATAAACAATATCGTTTAGATAAAGCGGCAAGACTTATTCCTATGACAATAGAAGAGGAATATAGAAACGCAGGAATAGATATGCCTAACGACATGATAAATGCTTCTAATACAGAAAAATTTAATAATTAAATATGATAGAATTATTAATGCTATTAATAGCACCAACAGAATTTAATCCACAAAAAGTAGGAATCAAATATCTTTTAAAAGAAAAATTTGTTGATTACCAAACTTGCGAAGAATATGTTGTTAAAAATACATACACTAAACCAGGAGAACAAGAATTTAAAGGAGTATTTTATAAAATTGATACTAAAGAATATAAAGTATTCCTTACTTATTGTAAAAAAATAGATGACAATTAAAATTAGAAAACTAATAGTTAGATTAAGAATGTATTATGCTAAATTAAGAGGACATGAAGGACATAGATGGGATTATGAACCATCAAAACATTACTTTGGGCAAAAGAAAAAAAAATGAAATGGATTATAAACTGTTTAAATTGTTTAAAGAAATGGCATATGTTGACACTTTCGGACAAGATAAAAAGATTAAAGAAATGTATAAAAAATATATAAGAAAGGAGAAAGAAAATGATAACAGAAGAAAGACTAGAAAAAGCATTACATTACTTATCTGAAACAGATGAAGATAGTGCAAAAGCTAGTGCTACTGTTAAGTATCTAGATAGATTACTTAAGAGAAAGAAAGCATTATTCATTACTGCTGAAAGAGACTTAAAATCTATATCTGCTAAAGAGCAAGGATTTTATGCTTCAGATATTTATAATAGTGCAGTAGATGAATTGTTTGAAGCTGAAGTTAAAGCAAGTACACTAGAAAATAAAAGAGATAAAGAAGGTCTTATTATAGATCTCTTTAGAACTTTAGAAGCTAGCAGACGTAAACATAATATATGATTTATAAATTTAAAGTATGGGTTTGGAAACCAATGGTAACAGAGATATTCATTAATTCAGATAATGATGAAGACGCTGTTAATGTTTTCAAATCTATAGATTTACACAATTTTAATTGGCAACATGATGTTATGATGCATAATCGTACCACCTACGAAGTAATTAAAGATGGCTCTAAGATTAAAGACGGCACTTACTCAACAGAATCATAAAAGCTCGGAGATTAGATTATGGTATGCTGTATTAGCTCAAGCTATTACAGATGCTTCATATCTTGGTATTTGTAAGTCTTATGTGGATTGTAAAAGACAAGCGATTGAATGGTTGCAAAGCGGTTCAATAGATTTCAATATGGTTTGTGCTTATGCTGATTTAGAATCAGATTATGTTAAACGTAAATTTGATATTGCATTTACAACTAATAAGTTTAATGTAACAGCTATTCAAAATAAAATTATGAAAGACAGAAGATCTCCAGAACAAATAAAATATGAAAAGAAAAAATTTAAACTTAAATTTTAATGACAAATAAAGACATGTTTAAAGATATAACATATGAATCACTTAATAAACAAATAGATGGAACTCACTATAAAAATATGAAAGTACAGCCAGCACATTTTATTAATGAAAATAAACTTCTATTTGCAGAAGGTAATGCTATTAAATATATATGTAGACACCACCTTAAAGGTAAGAAGAAAGATATTGAAAAAGCTATTCATTATTTAGAAATGATTTTAGAAAGAGACTATGGGACACTTTAGTAATCTTAATCAAGATAATAAAGAGTTAAAAATCTATAGACCATTTGGTCCATCTATTGGTCATTGTAAATTACCTCAAAAACTTATTGATGATTTTAATAATGATTGTAAACATATCATGGATCATAAAGAAAAGAAAAAGACTCATGATTTTTCTGATGATCTTGTAGGTAATGTTAAACAAGAATTACTTATAAGTCCTAAAGTCTTTACTAAATGGGCTCCTTATTTTCAAAAACTTATGACTGCTTATATAAGTTCTCATACGGAAAATGTAGATGAATTACAAAGAATTAAATTTAGATCTGCTTGGTATGTAAGAACTTTTAATGGTGATTTTAATCCAGCACATTATCATACAAACTGTCATATGTCTTGTGTGGGATATTTATCTTTACCTGAAGGTATTGAAAAAGAATGGGAACAAGAAGATAAAGATCATTATTCTTCAGCAGGAAATATTGAAATGCAGTATGGACAAGTCCAATTGTTTTCAATTAATACAGTAAGAATGAGACCAAAGGTTGGAGATTATTATATCTTTCCTTGGTGGATGTATCATATGGTTTATCCTTTTAGAACAAAAGGAGAACGTAGATCTTTTAGTTTTAATGTATATGGTGAACCTAAAGAATTACCTCAAGATAAACCTAAACCTAAAATTATAATTTAATTAGATAAAGGATTAGTTGTACTAACTTTTAATTCTTCCATTTGAATTTTTAATAACTCAATTTCTTTTTCTAGAACTGCAATATCTGTATCATTTAAAGATATACTATTCTTAGCATCACCTATTTGCTTTGCAAGAGGTGTAAGATCAGGTGCTGTCTGTTCAGATATAGCATCTAATTTAGTAGTAATTTCACCATACTTAACAAAGCCTCCACCAATAGCTACAATCGCAGCTATCAATGCAGCAATTCCTGCAAGTTGATCTTTAATATTAAATTTACTTTTTTCTTTAGCTTCTTTTACTTTCATTCTTTTATTTTCTTTCATCATTTAAGATTATACAAAGTATAGGTTAAAGTTAATTCGTCATGAAGTTCTATAGGTTTTATAGTTTTTAAATGCCACTCATCTTTTAAATTTATTTTTTTGCAGTTAGGTTGTTCAGAGTGATTTATAAATCCTCCCAATGGACTTCTTATTAAAAGTTCCCCATAAGAAAAATGTATCATGCCAAGATCAGTATTTATAGGTATAGTCTTTATTGCAAACAAACCTAAACCATTTATTTTGCTAGGTTTAATCGTAAGTGAGTCTGGCAGAGGTTGGTAGGTCATAGTTTTTTTAATATATCCCTTAGCTTTATAGCAAGTAAAAACTTGCCTCTTTCTTTACACTTCATAATTAAACATTTAAGTCTAAATATTAAACTTGTTTTTTTACCCATTTTTTAACTCTCTTATTTCCATTAGTAATTTTTGTTTTTTTAAATTTAAGTTATATAATTTATTAGCTTTAATTACAATGGTATCGTTTGCTGTATACTTAACAAGAGATACATTATTATATATACTTCTGTTATCTATAATATTTAATTGATCTAAGTATATATCTTTAGGTATATAAAAAGGTATGTTATAAACAGCTAAAGATGCTTGATCTTCTGTCATAGCATCTATTTTAATTAAATTTTTAAGTTGTAAGTTCTTTACAGGGTCTTTAACTTTAGCATCTATCTTTGCCATAATTACTTTTAATTTAGGTTTAGTAGTTTTTTCCGATTGTATTTTTTTTTGTTTGGTATTTTTTGACTGCTGAATAATAGATGTTGTAGCAACTTCGCTATTGGATTCTTCTTCTTTAGTTTCTTTTTCTTCATTTTTTTCTGCTACTTTAATAGTTTCCTTTTTAGCTTCTTTAATAACTTCTGCAATAACTTCTTTCTTTAATGTTTCAACAGCTTTAGTTTTAGTCATAGTCTGAACTACCTCTTGAACTTTAGCCACTTCTTTAACAGTTGCAGTTTTAGCAGTATAGACAGTAACTTCCATTGTTTCTTCATTTAACTCTACACTAACTACTGATCCACCAGTTTCTAAATTAAGTTTTTCACTAATACTTTCTTCAAGTCCTGATACAACATTCCATATTTCAGATTCAGTAAGATTAGTAGTACCTAAAGATTCATTAATACTTTTAATTTCTGCTGTGCTTAATGGTTCATAATCGTCAGTTGGAAAATCTAAAGCCATTTCAGCACCTAATAGATTTGGTCCTCTTAAAGCTGATGATGTACTTTGTGATCCATCTACTCCTGTCCAAGACCATTCGTATTTATTAGCATGAACTCCGTTATAGTGTAAACTATCGTCAAATGATCGTGCATTAGAATTGTAACCAGCATCTGTTGTTCTTATTTGAGTAGAAGTGGCTAATACATTTTCATCTGCATCTAAAACTTTCATAGTAATAGTATAAGAATCAACAACACCTACAGAATTACCACATTGATAAGCCGACCCACTCCATTCACAGTTTTGTACTGATATAGAGCTGCTTAAATTTATTCCACCATTAAGTTTTATTTGAGTTGAAGTATGAGTAACACCATCTGGTGTACTATCTCCTTCTATACCAACTAAACTTCCAGTAGCTTTAACTGTCATGTCATGTGATGCTTCTAGTTCACCATTAAAGGCTTGACCACAAGCATTACTAACTTGCGTATCACAAGTTATTGTAAATCCATTGTGTGTAGAATTATTAGTTAATGCTCCAGTAGAACCAGATTGTACTCCATCTAAAGTTGAATTAGTTAAACTTGATGTAGTTGTTCCAGCATTAGGTAGTATATTTTCTGAAAAGGCTGTGTCATTATCTTCAGCTTTAACTGTGTTTGCAAAACAAGATAATAAAGACCATAAAAGAGCTAAACAAATAGCCAAACTTATGTACTTTCCCATCTAACTACAATTCAGTTTACTGATTTCAGTTACTTTATCGCCTACCCATACATAAGAAGATACAACTGTACCTTCATCTGTATAAAGACATTTCTTACCTAAAGATACTGAGCATCCAGATAGAGCAACAAATGATATTATTAGTATTAGTTTTTTCATAATTAACAATTATACTTATCTTGCATGAAGTTCAAGAGGAGTTATTACAGGTTTTACCTCTTCTCTTTTCTTCATTTGTTTAACGTATGCTTTATAATCAGGTCTTTCAAAATCATATAAAGACCACAATTGCATTGCCTGCTTACCGATTTTACCATCAATTGGACAAGGTGTTCCTGCTTGTATCATTGATTCAAAAACTCTTTCATCTTGGCAGAGTATAGCAACTGCTGCTACTTTCATACCAAAGTCATTAAGGATTCTAGCTAACTTTAATCGTTCACAATTTTTATCTATAAAGTGTTTGCCGCCAGAAATACCAACTCCAAATGTTTGAATACCAGCAGAGGCTCCAACTGCACAAACGTCTTGTGTCATAGAATTATATGAGGGTGCTCCTGCTGTTGGTGGAGCTGATCTTATGTTTGAATTACTTGTTGAATTAGTTGTTGAGCTAGATGAGCTACCATCTTCGTAAGTTGTAGCTCCTCCAGTATAACCACCTTCTATTGAAGTGTTACTTCCAGATACGTTTGTTTGAGTTTCTGCTGCAATAGCTTTATTGGAATACACCAATAGTGTTGTAATTAATAATATGTTTATGTACTTCATTTTCTCCCATAACTATTCTAAAATTATTTTCTTAATTGATTTAGTTCCATCAATATTTAATTCTATTTCAGCTTTAGTTTTAATACATTTATATTCTACACTATTACTAAGCTGTCTTGTTGCCTCACGTTTACCTTTAAGGCACATACTCATACTGTCTTGAATTCGGTGTTCTTTAATTTCGTGATTAATAAACATAAGTAAAGCTACAACTGTTTCAAACATTATTTAGATCCATTACCATTTTGTCTTACTTTATCTTTTAGTTTCTCAACATCTAGTAAAGTCTTTTCTAATTGTTTATTCAAAAATTCTATATTAACTTTGTTGGTCATGTTTTGTTCTTGAGTTATTTCTAATTTTTCTGTAGTTTTATATAAGTCTTCGATCAACATAAATTGCTCTTGGTCCACAGGCAACTGCTCACTTTTCTTAAGTAAGTCAGCATTAAATAATTCTCTTGAAGTTTCTAAACTTGTAAGTCTAGATGTTACTTCAGTATATGCAAATATTCCCATAGCAACTGCTCCTAATATTGCCAAAAGATTTTTCATTGGCATGGAAATTGCTGTATTCTCCGAAACTTTTATAGCCATTGTATTACTTTAAATATTAAATAGAGTGTTATAAAAACAAACATACCCATCATTTATAAATTAAAAGGATGATTGGTTATTTGCGAAACATAGGTAATGCTGTACCAGAATTATGGTAGCATTTGAGACAATGTATTTTAGAATCAT